CAACGAAGAAGCCAATGCAGCTCTCAAAGGTGTATTGCTCAATGGTGTGCCTGCCATGGTTCGACCCACACCAAACAAAGATGGCGGTATTTTGTTTCCTGGTTTTCAGGCTCCAACCAGACCAGGGGATAGATATTATCCTACCACAACCACAGTGATTCCAGGAAGTAAATCATAATGGGCGGAACAGTCAACGCACTTAATACCAACGTAGATCTCACAGTAAGAATCTATGATCAATTCTACGCCTACGAACAATTTGTCAGTGTAGAAGATTATGATGTGGTATACAGCTACATGAGATCTGTGTTTACCACTGACTTGGCTGCGGGCAATTTCACAGTGAGTTTGTTCAGAATATCTGATCAGACCAAGGTAAATGTTATCACTATCCTGCAAAGTCTACAAGGACAAAGTCAGATAGAACTCACACAGACTCTTTGCTATTATCTCAACAATTTGAGAAGTGGTAGCACATTGCTGGGTATCAACCGACCCACCCAGGCCAACTATTACACCGCAAGGAATGTATTGTCATGAGCCGCTGGGCCAATGGCTTGTATGAACTCAAGAACCCAGGCAAGTATGTGGGCAAAAACAAACCCAGATATCGATCCGGGTGGGAACACTCATTTATGCGATTCTGTGACAACAATGATGCAGTGATCCAATGGGCCAGCGAAAGCATATCAATACCTTACCGTAATCCCATAACCGGCAAACAATCTATATATGTGCCGGATTTCTTCATCACATATCGAAACAAAGGCAATGTGCAACGTGCCGAGATGATCGAGATCAAACCCAAAAAACAAAGCATTATTGAAAGCAAGATGAACAGTCGAGACCGTGCGGTTGTGGCCATCAACTATGCCAAATGGGCAGCAGCACAGGCCTGGTGCAAACGAGCAGGCATACATTTTCGCGTAATTACAGAAGACGACATGTTCCATAAGCCGGGTTGACGGATCCGGTAAATATGGCATGACTAAGAAATTAGAAGAATTATTCGACTTACCACCTTCTACAGATCCTGAAGAAGATCTGGTTTACACCCCCGAACAAACCCAGTCGGCAATAGCCGAAATCGACGAAGCCATTGACAAGATCGATGCTGCCTTGCCGGGTGTGCGCGACTTGAGTTCATCAGATCAGGAGATGGACGAACTGGCTGACATGGCTAAAGGCAGTTACAAAGATCTCATGGATCTGGGTATGAATGTGGATTCAAGATTTGCTGCTGAGATCTTTTCAGTAGCCGGTGCCATGCTAGGGCATGCACTCACAGCCAAGCAGGCCAAACTGACCAAGAAGTTAAAAATGATCGATTTGCAGTTGAAAAAAGCAAATCTGGATGCCAAACTGGCAGATCCGGACAAAGCACCCACACAGCAAGGCCAAGGCCATGTGTTGGATCGCAATGAATTATTGGACAGATTGTTGGGCGATAGAAAGACAAATGCCAAAAAAGTATAAATATCACATAGGACTCTGATATGAAAAAATTTCACCAATATCTTGCAGAAAGCGAACGCACATACGATTACAGGATCAAGATCCTGGGCGATGTGCCACCAACCTTTATCAAGGATCTGGAACAAAAACTCGAACAGTTTGACATCGTCAAGATGTCAGGCAAGAAGACCACACCCGTGCAACGACTGTTAAAGGACTTTCCCGAAGCAGAAAACGACATGGTTACCTCAGTGGATGTGAGTTTCCGTTATCCGGCTATCGAACCACAGATACAACAACTGGCTCAACTGCTGGGTTTCAACCCCAACAGGATCCGATTGTTGACACAATCTTATGTGGACGGCATGGACAAAGAGATCTCTGACATCAACACACAGAACAAGGACTTGATCGCTGATACCGATTATCCTGCACCTGATGCCAAACAGCAAGAGCTCAAGAAAGATTACTCTGGTGATCCTTACAAACATGCGGTATTGCAGAACGCATATCGTTCAGATTTCACAGTAGCCGGCGGTAAAACACCACCAGCAAAAACTACCAATGATATCAAGCAGGACACTAAGAGTCCAATGAGTGATATCAAACGCACGCCTAAGCCTGCTACTTTCGCAACACCAAGAGGATAAACCATGAGCGATTATTTTTTCTATGACATGAACAAGAAGATGGCCGACTTGGCTAAACGACAGCAACTGGCCGAGGATGCACAATCCGCTCCAGTTACGCCTGCACCCAGTGCTCTTAGAACTCAGCTGAACGAGCGTGACTTGGGCAAGCATAACAATGCTACCACTGGGTTCGCTGCATTGGCCAAGAAAACTGGCGGCGGCGAAAAAGGTGCTAGAATTGCCGGCGCACAGTTGGCCAAGATGCGAGCCAAAGGCCAAGTGGAAGAAGGCAGCAAGCCGGACTTTTTAGATCTTGACAAGGATGGCAATCGCAAAGAGCCAATGAAATCTGCTGCTCGTGGTGCCAAGAAAAATGTAGACGAAAGCACTTGCCCGTCTTGCAAATGTTCGCCTTGCAAATGCGATAGCATGGATGAAAGTGCATTGCAAGCTGCTTTTGGCAAAAAGAAATATGGTGATCAAGGCATGAAGGCTTTGCAAAAGGCCGGAAGAAATCATGCCGGTGATGCTACCATGAACAAGATACGCAATCGTTACGACAAGTATGATGAAAGCATGACCGATGAAGGCAACGCCTTCTCAGGTGCAGTGGTCAAAGCCAAACGTGATGGTATCCAACCTGGCGAAAAGATTAGTGTAGGTGGCAAGCAATACCCAGTGAGAGAAGCAAATGCCACTCCACAAGCTGTGCTGGATGATCCTGCTACAAAATTCAAACCTGCTCCAAAAGCATCTGCTGCTGGTGCACCTAAACCCAATCCAAATGTGCCAGGTTCTATGATCAAAGTAGGCCCGGACACAGGACCAGTTAAAAAAACACAACCTCCAAAAGTTCCGGGATACAACGACTCTGTGCCAATCCCTGATCCTTCAAAACCTGTAAAAGAAGCAGGTCGTTCAATGACACCCAAGCAAAAGAAATTTGCTGCTCTAGCAAAACCTTTTGACAAGATCACTTTCGCTGACAAGATCGTTGGTGCCAAGAAAGAAGTGGACGAAATGCTTGGTGATGTAGCAGCCGATGCTATGAAGAAAGCAATTGGCAAAGGACAAAGCAGTTATCAACGCGGACAACAACAAGACGATGAGTTTGTAAAAGATCATTTTGCAAGGGCCCGTAATCAACGTCGTAATGATGCAGAAGACGAATGGGCAAGAAGCAAAGGCCGCAAGCCACATGCTGACATGGACGAAAGTTTCTTGGACGACGAGCCCACCAGCCGTAGATCAAGCACCGGTGGCAGAATTGATACTTCACAACCAGGTCGCACAATACACCGTGCAGTGAAAGGCAACTACAGCGGTGCAGCACACGATGTGGGCGCCGATGATGAGCCAAGTGGCACAGTGGGCCGACGTAAAGTTGGTGCCGGAATGGGCAAAAAGATTGGTGCCAAGATCAATCGTGGCACAAGCAAGCTCATGACCAAGGAAGGCGACATGCCCGAAGACATGATCCAGAGTCAAGATCCAGGTGAATACGATCAAGAAGGCGATATGGCCAAAAATGACATCCACACCATGGTAAGGCATGCACAGGATCTGGAAAAGATGCTGAGCGATAATGAAAACTTGCCTGAGTGGGTGCAGAAAAAAATCAATCTTGCATCAGACTATATCCAAACAGCAGCGGACTATCTGGCCAGCGAAAAGGAAAAAGACGGTAGCAACGACCAGGAAATGGACGAAGAGAGAACCAGCAAGCGTGACAATCGCGCTGAAAAAGCCGGCCGAAAGGTAGCCAAAGACATTGAGTATGATGAAAAGAAAAAAGATGGTATCCATGGCAAGCGTCGCGACAGCGAAGATAACCGGGCCGAAAAGGCCGGCAAGAAAGTGACCAAGGACATTGAATACGACGAGAAGAAAGACAAGAAGAAAAAAGAAGTAGATGAAACTACCAGTTCTGGAAGTGTGGCCACCAGTGGTGCTGCACCCAAGTCGGGTAGCGGCCACAATTATGGCAAAGGCATCTACGACAGTTTGAATCGTCAATTGGAAAACATGATCTCCGAAAGCATGAACATTAACATGAGCATGAACAACGACGAGCATGGTGGTCCACGTAAAAGTCTCACAGTCACAGCCACAGATGAAGACGCAGTGATGTTGGCCGGCTTGTTAAAGATGGCCGGCATGGGCCACGGAGATGAACACATCCACGCCATGACCGGCGATGACTCTGACATGTATGCTATCCATGACATGGATCATGATCACGGTGACGAGCCATGCCCAGATTGTGGTATGAGCGATTGCGGTTGCGATGACACCATGGACGAAGATCGTTGGGGTGCAGAACAAACACCTAAATTACCTTATGACATGAGCGTTACAGCTCCCGGTGGCGTTGATGTAAAGAAAGCTGGCAGCGATTGGGTTTATAAATCCAACGAACCGGGTGGCAGAATCACTGCAACAATTCCAACAAGCACTGCAAACAAAATGTTTCCCATGCTTAATGTTGATGAAGCATATGGCGACACAGATGCTACAGAAAATGAACCCGATTACCCTACAGATGAAGTAGGAACAGCCGATGAAGGAATGTATAGCGGTGGATTGAATGGTCCTAAATCAACTGGTCAAACCACTGTTCCTATCATCGCACATCAACGTAATCGCATGGGTTCAGACGGCGATCATGAACTGCGTCGCATAAGAGAAATGGCCGGCGTAGATAGCGAAGACAACTATGAAAAATTAAACGAGTTTGGAGTTAATCTATTTCAACCTACCAGTGGCGCGTTTGGAGACGGTCCAGATGATTATAACGACAAGGCTAATGTAAACGCAATGAATGCCAAATATGACGCCATGATAAAAAAGACTCAACAAGAAATTGAACAACTCAAGGCTAACCCAACAGGTCCCGGAAGTATTGGTCTTATACAAACACTTGAAAAGCAAGTTAACGGATTAGAGGCTGAAAGAATGCATAACTTTACAGGCGCAAATGCTGACGACGCAGCAAACGCTCTTAGAAAGAAAGCTATTGCTAATAACGAACTTACCCCAGGACAATGGTTACAAAAAGCAACTCAATACTTTAAAGGCAAAATCACTGGTCAACCGCAACCTGGTGTTGAATATGATCGATTTGATACCTCAAAACAAGCAGAAAAAGGGTGGACTACTCCAACCCCTTATAAACCTCCTGTTAAAGAATCAGATGGCGACATTGAGTTCAAACGCATGTTGAAAATCGCTGGACTTAGGTAATAGCATGACCACACAATATCAGACCTACGCAGAGACCATGGCTCGGTTGTCAGAACGACATCCGCCTGCACCCACACCACAGGAAGTGCGTAATCAACCTGTGATGATCCCCGGTGTGCTGAGTCAGACCACAAATCTGTTCCGTCCTGTGGCAGTAGCAGATCTAAATAAGGATAACAAATAATGGCCAAGATCCAAGTAATCAAAGACACAGCAGGCAATGTGTTGTGGACCACAGACAAAGCCCAGATCAATTCTGAAAGTACCAATGTTACCTATCAAGTATTTGCCACTGCCTTGGGCAACGCTGCTGCTGTGGGTAATCTATATGCCAATGCAGTATCTGTGCCCAATGGAACCATCCAAGAAATTTATGTGGGCGCAGGCAACTATTTGATCTTAACAGGCACGAATTTTACAGCCGTGGCATTGGGCACTCAAAGTTCAGCACAATACAGCGTGTTCTAATCATGCGAGCAAGTGAGTTTATTGCCGAAGGTGTGAGAGGTGAAATACCCGGCGGGCATGACAACTCCATGCCCGGAGCACACATCATGCGTGACATCGGTGGGTATGATCGAACCAATCATTTGAACCGCATGATGATGGCAGCAGCCATGCATGATGGCAAAGACAAAAAGCCCATATCCAAAGACCGTATGGATCCTGCGTCATGGGTTGAAAAATACAACACCGCACATCCTTATACCAAGGAAGAAGATAACATGATACACGGTGCGTTAAAAACCATCGGCTCAGAGAGTCATCATGTGATTACCGACCATCGCAGTATGGAACATCCAGAAATACACAAAGCCAGCCCTGTAAAAGCGTTCAAAGGCTATGCAAGATGAGAGCGAGAGAATTCGTCACTGAAGCTACCGCAGCAGGTCGAACTGGCACAATCACTCGTGATGTAGGCTTGGCCTTGCCCGGCGCGTTCAAGATACCTCGACTACAAAACAACGATCCCTACAAGCAATACAGATTTGGTGTAGCCATCGCCGGTGCCAAAGGTGCTGCACAGCGAGCCAAGGATGATGTTCCACCATTTGACGGCCCCAGCAGTGTGTTTGGTGAAGATATGATGATCGTGAGTTATGATCCGCATGTGAAAGACTACATCGATGACGCACTGCACTCCATGAACATGCCCGCCAGTGATGCTGTGCAGATTGGCACCATGGCCAGCGAAGAAGCACCGGATGTGGATAAAGCAAGTCCTGTGCGAGGTTTCCGGGGCTACCCAAGGTAATCACATATGAAAAAACTTTTAGCAATCTCTCTACTATTGATAGCGGCCACAGCCAACGCCTGGACACAACGCCAACCCAATCCACCACAGGCCTGTGCTGTTCATGCTCCCTACGGATTTCCGGCCACCATTGGCATCCAACCCATCTGCCGTCAGGCCTATCTTGTGGGCTATGATGCGGCTGCTAAGATACCCAGATATGTCACATACACACTGATACCAAAAAATGCTCTTGGTTGTGTGCCAAGATCCAATGCTTTTGCTGCTGACCAATCAGTGCCCGGCGGTGCCACACCACAGGACTACGTAGGCACCAACTACGACAAAGGACATCAGGCACCAGACGGTGACATGAGTTGGGATACGCAGGTTGAATTCGAATCATTCCTCATGACCAACATGGCACCTCAAGCAGGCAGTTTGAATCGCGGTATTTGGAAACTGCTGGAAACAAGTGTGCGAGGCTGGGCTGTGCAGCACAACAACAGTTTCACCATCTATGTGGGTGCCATATACCACGCACAAGATCGACGCATCGGCAACGGTGTCGTGGTGCCACACGCTTTCTACAAGATCGTGATCAACAATCAGACCAACGAAGTAGCAGGCTGGCTGTTCCCACATGTGGCACCTTACCCAAATCTGGGCAATGACTTGACCCGTTTTCGTGTGCCAGTTGACTTGATTGAGCGTGAATCCAATGTGAACTTTGTGTTTCCTCCCACACACAAGGAACTCAACCCCGGATCAGAATGGGCAGTGGATTTTGGTGCTCTCACAGCACAAAAACGCAAAGTCTGCGGCGCCAACGCCAGCGTAGATTGATCCGCAATCCGGATGAATCTGGATAACTAACTGACTATGGCCGCTGCTAATGAAACGGTGCTGATCAAGGCACCACACCGTCGTCAAAAATTCACAGAACAACAACTGGAAGAATTTTTGAAATGTGCTGACCCCGACACAGGTCCAGCCTACTTCATGGACAACTTCTTCTACATCCAGCATCCCACACAGGGCAAGATGCTGTATCATGCTTTTGATTATCAGAAGAAACTGATCCACACATATCATAACTACCGCTATTCCATCTCCATGATGCCCAGGCAGACTGGCAAATCAACATCAGCAGCCGGTTACAT